ATGAAACTCATCAGTAACGATCTGCGCGATGGCGATAAATTGCCGCATCGTCATGTCTTTAACGGCATGGGTTACGATGGCGATAATATTTCACCGCATCTGGCGTGGGATGATGTTCCTGCGGGAACGAAAAGTTTTGTTGTCACCTGCTACGACCCGGATGCGCCAACCGGCTCCGGCTGGTGGCACTGGGTAGTTGTTAACTTACCCGCTGATACCCGCGTATTACCGCAAGGGTTTGGCTCTGGTCTGGTAGCAATGCCAGACGGCGTTTTGCAGACGCGTACCGACTTTGGTAAAACCGGGTACGATGGCGCAGCACCGCCGAAAGGCGAAACTCATCGCTACATTTTTACCGTTCACGCGCTGGATATAGAACGTATTGATGTCGATGAAGGTGCCAGCGGCGCGATGGTCGGGTTTAACGTTCATTTCCACTCTCTGGCAAGCGCCTCGATTACTGCGATGTTTAGTTAATCACTCTGCCAGATGGCGCAATGCCATCTGGTATCACTTAAAGGTATTAAAAACAACTTTTTGTCTTTTTACCTTCCCGTTTCGCTCAAGTTAGTATAAAAAAGCTGAACGATAAACATAAAAAACTGTAAATATCAATATGTTATGAAAGATTTAGTCTAAATAATAGACTGCATAATACTACAAAACACAACATATCCAGTCACTATGAATCAACTACTTAGATGGTATTAGTGACCTGTAACAGAGCATTAGCGCAAGGTGATTTTTTGTCCTCTTGCGCTAATTTTTTGTCACCGCACTGGGTTAGTTGAATTTACAACCATGCTCAGTATCTCGATAAACGCAGAGAAATGATGCAGTGGTGGGCGGACTGGCTTGATGAGAAGTTTAAAGTTAGCTCATGAAAAATGACATACCAGTTTATGGTATAAGTAGATCACGTGTATACTGTCAAGGTTCTCATTAACAATCACACAAAATAATCGGAAAATACAATGAAACACGTTACTTCTCTTGATGGAGCTAGAGGAATTGCCGTCATAATGGTCATGTTATTTCATTCTAATATACCTTGGGCATCTTTGGGGTGGGCTGGTGTTCCATTATTCTTTTGCCTTTCGGGGTTCCTGATCACATCAATTCTTGAGGAAGACAGGAAGTATAGATTTGCCGGGTATATTAAAAAGTTTCTAATAAATAGATCGTTGAGAATATTTCCTCTATTCTATCTATACCTTGCGGTTAATTTTGTAATAGTTAAATCAATGGGAGGAGGTACGGAAGGTTATTCTTGGTTTGTCACCTACTTACAAAACTATTACATTGGTAATAACATAACAACACCAGGAATACTTGGACACACATGGTCTCTAGCTATAGAAGAACAATTCTATTGGATTTGGCCTATTGTAATATTTTTTATTCGCCCACCAAAGGAAGTATGTTTTTTTGTATTTCTTGTGATAATCTCACTAGCTTCTAGATATTTTATATTCAATATTTCTGGAGGTAATCCGTATATAACTAACGTAACTCTTATCAGTTGTGTTGATATGCTTGTCCTAGGCGCTATCTTTGCTCATATAAAGGATAGCAATAAAGCACCACAAATAGCCATGTTGACATTTATAGTTGGTTCTATTGTTACTGCATATGGCGTTATAAATATTGGGATTAATAATTTTTGGCATCCAGAGCAGTGGGTTGGCAAGGGATTATACCTATTTACATCATTAGGGATGACATTCTCATCAATTATTTGGTTCTTATATTATTCATCAGGGAAAATGACAGGCCAGCAACAGACAGCAACAGCCAGCAACATTTTACAACTATTTATAACGACTTGTAACAAGATATTTAACTTAAAATTCCTTAGATTTACAGGAAATATAAGTTACGGCCTTTACATGTGGCACTTGCTATGTTTTTCAATAGTAAGAAAAATGTTTTCATTTGTAGGAATCACAACTGATGGATTCACTTACATAGCTGCTTCATTTATTGTATCATATGCAGTTTCAATAGCATCATTTTACTTATTTGAGAGTTTTTTCCTTCGTTTTAAAGTAAAATCTTGCAGAGAAGGCCTTATTTTAAGAAATTCAGTAAAATAAATTATATGTTCGGCATCGGTATTTTATACACTGATGCCGAAATATCATTTATTCTATAGACATTCTGCTATTTGCAAAATCATAAGCATCTTGTGATTTAATGAATTGACAAACAAAATAGTCATTTAACCTAACTACACATCCAGATGTTGTTTTCAATGTTAACTTTACTGCGCCTGATTTTACTGCTCTCCCTACTCCAAATGTGTGTACCCATTCACCTGTAGAGGTGTATATGTTGCCAAGCTGATCTGTATCACCTGAGAACGATCCTGTAACATCACCTGATACAAGTTTAATGCTACATCCCCAAACAACATGGTAAAACTTAGCTATGTTAGCTGGTGAAATATTCAATGATATCGTGTAACCGGCTGGAATGTTTACCTGTGCACATTTATCAGATAACGATCCGTCAGACACGCTTGAGCCATCAACGGTGCCAGTTCCTAAAAACTGCCATGGACCATCACCTGTAAATGACTCTGAATTAAGAATTTCGCCAGTTGGCAACCTTTTAACCCTTCCTTTTATTGAAGTGCCTCTTAAAGATATATCTACGTTCTGCAATGCTCCAAAGTGTTGTATTGCTATCGACTCAACGTGAATGCTAGGACCAATGTAACCATCACAGACAACATCCCTTGCAATAATCTTGCTTGTATCATCAATCTGAATATCGTAAATACCAGTAGCGCTATCAAATCTGCACCCTCTGGCTATTAAAGTAGAATTTATTAGTTCAATGTTATTAAAATAGCACTGCTCAGCCACCACAGAAGGCATATCAACAAGTTTAAGTTGCCTTGGCTTCTGTACCACGCCATCAATATCAACAGTTTCGTCTTTAGCTACCAGTTCAAACCAAACGTTTGAAATTACCGGTGGAACAACAGGAGCAAGGTCATTACCATTCAAATATATACCGCCACCTTCGCATTGTTCCATGATGCAGTCCTGGATTTTTATTGCATCAATTCCACCTCCTGGTGCTGGTCCTCCAATCTTTCCATTTATATAAATGCAATATTTTTTTATTCCAGCAAAGTGGCAATTTTGCCATGAATCTGAACCTGCGTGCATATTATTTTCAGATTGCGCCTTGTGTCCGTAATTGCATTCAAGATAGCTACAATGCTTATATGTATTACCAATGTTTCCTTTTGGCTTGTAAACTCCAATATCAAGACCGTCAAAAGCAATATCCCTAAAGTTCCATCGGCCATCAAGATTAGACGATCCAAAAGCTATGCCAATTCCTTGTGGTGTGGAAATATTTCCCTCAATAAGGAAGTTCTGCGCGTGGCGATATTGCCATAATCGCGATGATTCAGATAGTGTAATGCTTGTCTTGCCAATGTCTGGCTTAAAGATAACATTATATCCGGTACCAATGAGATTGGCGTTTCCGGAAGTGTATTCTCCAGTATATGTACCAGGAGTAATTAACAGATCGTCGCGATATCTTGTGATATCAATAGCCTCTTGTAGGTCTACGTAATTACCGGAGTGCTTGATATCATCCAGGTTGTTATAAACAGTTCGCACACCAATGCCAACTTTCTTTGCCCCTTCGATTCCTGCGAGATCTGCTTTAAACTGTTCAAACTCTGGCCTTAGTTGGTCAGGGTCATACTTAAGCACATTAGGGAAATAGAACTGCTGAGCACCGTACGCATCATAAACAGCCATAGAATGGCCTTGCACAGTTACGAACTTGGCAATCTGTCCGTTATATACCGGGTAACCAGCAGCGTTAATGATGATTGGTTGCGAAACAGGAACGTGAGAGCCGTCTTCATTCTCTACACAAACCTGAATCTGGTTTTCAGGATTTACCGGGTCCGTGTCAATTTTACCGATATAAATTTTGCCATTGGCTACGGCTTTAAAAGAACGAGCCATAGTGAAGAGTTGCGAAGGCATGCTTACTACAACATTGGCTGTAATGTCTGTCATTTAATTTGCTCCGGACGTAGCAATGCCGGACAAGATGCAACTTGCCAAGCATTGCACTAATGTCAGTTATGGTTTGTTAATTATGAGATGAGTCTATGCAAAGAGATCTGTTGAATATTGCGTTCTACATATTTGGTTTTTGCACGTTCCTGGTGTTTGCGAAGCTATTCTGACAACGCATCAGACTTGGCACCCTGCGTCATAGCGTTAATAGCCTTTTGTGCCTGCTGCATGGCTTTCTCAAAAGATGTTGATCCGCGTGGGGTGTTTGCCATTCTGAGCATTGCATTTCTGAATGGTTCGCTCTCATAGGCGCGAGTAAGAAGTCCGTAGCTTACCGCTGCGCCAGTTGTCGCCGGGTTCATTGCCGTCCCATACCCGATAATGAACGGGATGGTTTGCTGCCCTGTTGGTGTTGTTACTGCCGCTTTTGCAGCCTGCTGCGTGGATTGCAGGTAGTTTTTCAATCCTTTCAGATAAGCGGCTTCCTGACCTTTAAATGTGATGCCAGTCTGGTTTTGCAGGATGTTAAGCTGCCGAAGGAACTGGTCAGGGGAACCACCTGATTTCTCCATCGCCTTTCCAATGATGCCATTGCGCATTTGCGCCCTGCCAACACGACCAACTGAGTTATACAGAGTCTTAATTTCCGATTTGTTCTTGCTGAATAGCATGTTGTTGACAACTTCCGGTGTCAGATCGCCTTTCATGAGAACATTCTTCAGCCTGGTATTCTTTAGTTTCGCTGCTTCGTCAGCATAGACGGCATTGGCCTGCTGATATTTACGGAGAGTATCGTTGCCAAGATTCTGACCAATGGCACCATTGATATCGTCGGTCATTGCCTTGTAAACGCGCTGAATGGCAGCATCGGAACGGTTTGGTAACACTGGTCGTTCCCCCTTCACGTCCATTCTGAACTGGCTGCGCAGATCGCTTAATTGCTTCAAATCCAGATTTACCGGACCATCAGGACCAGCATTGCGAATAAGCTCATCACGATAGGATTGAAGTTTTGAAATCGTCTCGTTATCAGCGACCTTACCAAGCTTCTGCAGGTTAGATATCTCAGTATCAATCTGCTGAATTGCTCGCACAGGCTGAATATTTACTCCAGCCATGGCATTCTGAACCTGCTCCAGTCGATTACCGGCGGCACGCCGAATTCCTGATGTTTTCGCTTTAAGGCTGTCAATAACAACTGCCGGATCGTACTCGCCGAATTTATCAGCAAATCTCTGCACCAACTGACTTCTCGCTTCCTGTTGCGTTGCTCTCATTCCGCTTGTGCCAGCCAGGGGGATATTTTCTGCTGTAGTCTGCGCCATTTTCCCGACGCGGGAAGTAGGCTGTAACAGGTCTGTGGTGTGCAGAGGAACTCCTTCACGCTCTGCAAATCTGATAGCCTGCTGCGCTTCTGGCGCAATAGCACCACGAACGCCACGATAAGCAGCACCTAATCCACGTCCGGCAGCGTTAATAGCACCGCCAGCCAACACACCAACGCCTAAATCGGTGGCGAGTGCTTCCGCATCATCTTTCGCACTATTTGCAGCAAGTGATCCAACTGCGTTTTCTGCGAGAAGTCGTGTTGCCCCATGAGCAATTCGACCAGCAAGTGTTGGTGCCTGTGTTGCCGCTCTCTCAACGCCAGCAGGAGTGAGGTAAGGCAATGCTTCAGCAAATACCCTTCCCTCTGTCGTTTGTGGAGTCAGCGCGCCTTGCTGAAGGCCAAAGTCCTGCTCTAATCCCTGCGTTGTTACTCGTGGCGCTGGTTGATATGTACCATCACCAATACCGAGTTTACCGCCAGCCCATGCCGCCGCGCTTGTTACAGCATCGGCAACTGATGCAGGTATGTTTGCCACGTTCACGCCAGCCTGTACCAGTCCGCGACCAGTCTCTTTTACTGCTTCGCCAAGATCAGACATAAATCCACTTTGCTGTGGTTGTTGCTGTGCTACTGGTTGCTGTGTATCAACTGGCTGCGCAGATGGCAATGGATAGGCAGCATAGAAAGCTTGCTTAGCCTGCTCTGCATTTTCTCCGGCTTGCGGGGCCACGACTTCATTGAAGTATTGCTCCTGAGCCTGCGCTTTTTGTTCTGGTGCTAACGCCTGATACTGTGGAGAGGCGATAACATCTTTCCATGCTTTAGCCATTAATCACCCCATAGTGAAGAAAAATTACTGCTGGCTGCTGGCTGTGATACCTGTGTAGGTTGAGATTGCTGCCGCTGAGATTTACCAACATTAACGTTATATTGCTGGTTGTAATTGTCGGTATATTGCTGAATGTCGCGCATTGATTGTTGCAGTGCTTCAGGGCTTGAGAAATCAACCTGTGGCATACCTTGAAAATACATCTTTGCTTCTGCAACGGTGTTGATACCGGATGCCCCCATGTCTCTGGCTGCTGCAATGCCCTGATTCTGCATCTTTCCTTGGATTCGCTGTGCAGCGTTGTATAGTTTCCTCTGATCACCACCAGATGCACGGCTACGAATATCTGCACCAAGAGCAGGAGAACCTGAAGAGCCTGTAATGCCAGTCATGAAGCCAAGATCGTCAATTGATGCACCAGAAATTGCATCAAGATCTTTCTTCATTGCGTAATTCTGCGCGCTTGCTGCCGATGTAGCCGGAGCGGCAATAGAGCCAGCAGGGACGCGAACCATATTCCCCTCGTTGTCGATACCTTCGTAGAACGCATTAGCCCCAGCGCCGTGAAGCTTCCCGCCTACCGTTACAGTTCTGCCATCTGCTAACTGAACTGTACGCTCATTATTCCCAACCGACCCTTTCATTGATGCTCTCTGCATCGATAAATCCTGACCGCGCATCGTGATATTCTGACCACGCGCTGTTAGCGCCTCGCCAGCCTGATTGCTGCGGATTGTCTCTGCCAGTCTGCCTCGGTCAATCTCACGACCAGCCATCTTGTCCTGAACATTGAAGTAATCAATCGGACCAAGAGCAGCCATTCCAAGGTGATCAACAAACTCACCAAATCCTGAAGGATTCTGCTGATACATCTGAGCAACGTTATTAGGGTCAACACCGACGCGAGTCAGTTCCTTGGCGTTGTTTTGCAGCCATGATTGCATTGCTTCTGGAGACGATGACGCAAGGCGTGCGCCAGCCGCTAAGGTGCCGATAGAATTACGCTGGTCTTCATCAATGAATCCCATGCCTTTACGAACGGATTCAATCTGGTCTGGATATTGAGTAGCCAACTGACGCAAAGCACCGCGATCACCAGACGCATAAGCATTAGCGTACGCCTGCTGAAATTCTTTCTGCCGCTGAGCCTGCTTTTCCTGCTTAAACACCCCTGCAATACCTGAAAGGCCTTGCAAAGCAGTCAGCCCAACATTGTTAGCGCCTGAACGCTCAATATCATTGTTCTGCCTGATAAGCTGAAGCGTATTGCCGATGTCATTTACGCTCGGAGCGTTTGAGTTGACGCCGCCGATACCAGCCAACAATCCGCCGTTTGTTCCTTGCCAAGTAGCCATGATTACCCCTTAAAACAACGAGCCAAGCAATCCGATACCAGCACCAATGCCAGCGCCCCAAGGCGTTGATGTTCCCAAAAGGCTGGCAAGACCTGCACCGGCAATCGCACCAGACGTGCCACCGCTAATTGCAGTCTGAAGACTTGATGGTTTATTGGCATTAGCAGCGGCAAGTGCTGCGCTTTGCTGTGCAATGCTGCTCATGTTGTTGGCGTACGTCTGCCCGGCGTTTGCCTGACCTTGCAGCGCACCAAGCCCAACGTTTGCCAGATTGTTGTAATTGCTCATCTGGTTTGATAACCAAGACTGACCGAGTGTCGGCGCGATCGTAGCCAGTTGATTGCTTGTGGCTGTCGAACCAAGTCCACCCGTCGCCTCCGCAGCAGCAAGACTCTGGTAACGCGCCTGACCTGCAAGGTCTTTATACTGCTGAGAGTTGTAATACTGATTAAGTGCCTGCCCCTGACCTTCTAAACTGGAAAGATTCTGCAACTGGTTAACATACTGCTCCGCAAGAGGCGTGAACGGAGCAAGGTTTTTCATGATCGTCTGCCACTGCTGATTTTGCAGGTCTGCTGCATACTTCTGAGCTTCTGCGGCATACTTTGCGCTTTTATCAGAACTTCCACCTTTCCCACCCTTTTCAGGGCAATAAGGTTCCTCGCCGCGCAGTTTTCTGCCCAGCTTAAATGCATATAACATGGCTATCTCCCGTGATTCAGGAAGTCGATTAGTTCTTCGCGTGTTGCGCTGTAAAAAGTCACGTCATCCACGCCTTTGAAGTATTTCTTTATGGTTCCTACTCGCTTAAGGCCAATCATTGCGCAGTACATCTGACCGTGGCGGAATTTGCGCGCAGCGAACGATGTGACGCACTGAACGGTGGTGTTAGTCAGAATGTATCGCCAGAACGCCAGCCCGATTTCCTTGCTGAATCCACGAACCTCTGGCAGGTACATGGCGTGGCAATCAAAGGTCAAAGGCTGAATCTCCTGATAGTAAACAATGCCGCCGAACTGCCCGTGCACGTTCACCTCGAAGTAACGGCATTCAGGCTTGTAGTCGTATCCATCACCGTTGTTGCTCCCGGCGATAATGTCGGGGTGATTTCCCACGGCTTCTATCAGGTCGATGTTTCGCGTTGGTTTGAACTGAATCATCACTGCTCCGCGATTATCTTGATGGTTGTGGCAGTAAACGCCGCACCATTCGACTGAATGGTTAACGTACTGCCATTTGTGGCAAGAAATCCGTCTTTATCCACGCTGAAGAATGTAGCTAACAGGATGTTGTCGGTTGTTGTCGCCGCATTACGACTGCTGACCAGCGTATCAGGAACAGAGCCGGAAAAGGTTAGCTGCATTGACCTGTTGGCGGTTCCGCTGGGCCACGTCCCGACGATCGACAGCTTGAAGAACAAGGTTTTGTTCTCGTTGAACACAACCATCTTGTTGTTAACAGTGTCGAAGAATGGTGCCAACGTCCCGGATGACGGCGTGAGCGTTTTCAGCAGGCTAACAAGGTTGGTCGGCGCTGTCGGGATGGTTACAGATACGCCAGAGTAAACAACCTCTGACTTCTTGCGAGTAGTGGCATACTCCAGAGCATCGATGCGCGTTTCATGGTCTGAAACCTGCAATTCCAGCGACTGAACTCTGGTATCAAGAGACGCAATATCGCTTTCATTCTGAGCGATTCGCGTTTCATGTTCCTGAAGAGTTGATTCTGCCTGGCTGATTCGCTCCTCATGATTAACAAGCGTTGCTTCCGCAGCAGAAATTCGCTGCTCATGGTCAGCGAGAATCACATCCTGCTCATCGTTCCTGACTTGTGCGTCATAAGCGCCCTGTCCGGCCTCGTTGGCCTTGTTAGCCACGTTACCAACATCAGTGCCCTGTGCGATAACGTAAAGCAGATACGACTGCGAGAAGATATTGCGTGGAAGAACTGATGTATCGAGCCGCGTAGCTTGGATGATTACCGGCACATTGAGATTCGAATCCGCCATTACTCAATCCTTATCTGGCAGCCAGACAGAGTGACTGGTGACTTCGTGATAACGCGCAATTTGAAGCCGACATTTTTCCTGATGCGCCCAACTCGCTTCCACAAAACGCGTTTGTCGTAAACGAACGGTTCATTCTGCTCAATCATCTGCTCACGCCCGTAATTGATGCCGTCAGTGGTTGCAGAGAGAAAAAGGCGGTCGGCGTACTGCGCAACGCCAGTTGACGATTCAACCTCAAGGTCGAACACTCTGGCGTTATCCGCTTTGAACAACGGAGTAAACATCAGGTGTTCCTGTTGAAGCCCATACTGGCTGCTGATATCGAAGTGCAATTTCCCGGTCACGGATTCCAGCTTATCGCCGCACGTTATCTGATTGCCTTCGTAAATGAAGTCGATAGCGCGGTACACATCGTCATACAGGCCTGTTTTCAACACACACCATTGCGGACCATTGGCGCTTGAAGATGCGTCGTATACTAGGACATGGCGTGGAAGATGGATAATCAGCAGCTCATGCGCATCAAATCTCAGAGACTCCATCACGCCATCAGCCAGTTCATCAGCAGTGTAGGAGCGTAGTATTTTCTCAATGCTCGCGCTGGCGATTGGTGATACCTGACCGGAGCCGATGATATACACAGACGGCGCACCTGTTGCCGGATTGCTGATAAACGCATAGGAATCAGAAAACGGCGTTTTGCAGTAAGTTCCGGCGATGCCTTTTTGCACCATCAGCGATGGCTGTGCGACATATAAAGCGGCACCAACAGTGGTTGCGCCAGTCAGGGAGAAATATTCAATTGTCGATGAACCAAAGCAGACGATGAAGTCTCGCCATGTACCTATGCCGATGATTCCGTCAGGCTGAGACTCGGCACGATATTGTGCACTGTAGCGGTCAGGATGCGATTCGTCTTCAAGGTCAGTGATAAACCATGAATCAGTACCATCTTTTGACCACGCATAACGCCCACGTAAGCGTGTAATGTCGCGGACTGAACCTAACTCATACTGCGTGAATCCGCTGTCTGTAGGCCAGTTTGAGACGGTTTTAACCGTGCCATCATAACGATACTCGACCAGTTGGCCATTAACGCCTACAGCCTGAGATGTCCGACCATGCGCCATTGATACGCGACCACTTCCGGCAACATCACCGACTTCACTTTCTCCTTTGTACAGCTTGCCGCCACACACGCGATAAACAGCACTCTGCGCTATGTTGTACTCAACTCCGCGCGATACGCCGTTCACATCAGAACGTTTGGCAATGCCCGGGAATGAGCGAAGATATCCGCTGCTGTTCAGGATTTCTTTGGGTGTAGCCAACATATTCACTGGCAGATAGTCGATATAGTCGGCGTTTCTAAAGTCTTTGCCGACACCTTTCATAAGCGGAAGTTGCTGAATATGCATTTATTCACCTATGCGTTTGGGATATCGCCATCAATCAGAGGGAGATCGCCTGGATAATATCGGTCAGATGTGAACACGTCATATTTATTACCCTGCCCTACAGGAAAATCTCCACGTCGTCGCATTGAAGGAACAACCAGAGTGTCGGTCATCAAGGCATCATATGAGCGTTGGGCGTTACTGAGAACTTGCGGAGTTGGCTCAAGGCTGTAATCAGATAGCATTCTCAGCAATAACTGATAGCCTACTGCGTGTTTGTATTTTCTTGGAAGACCTGACTCATCATCTGGTAATGGCTGCTCATCTCCAGTTGCGAAAGCGTAACCAATGTCGCCGGGGTTAATCATCCACTCGGACATCATATCTTCCAGATCATTTACACCATCTTCAATTGATTGCGGCTCAACATCAGTCAGCGATGCATTAGAAGCAATAGCAAACTTACGAAGCGCAAAAAGGACGATCTCACCCTTTGTCAGTACTGTTGCCATTGTCTGCCGCCTTACGACCTCGCTTACTGGTCGGTTTCAATTCATCAACTGAGGCAACAAAGCCCAACTTTTCGAAAAACTGGAAGTCTTTTTCTGCGATAACGGCCTGTACATGCCCGGATTCGTTATCTGCGGCAAGGAATACACTCATGCGATCCAT